CTGGCTGGATAATTCGCAAGATCAGCCCAAGGTTCCGACTGAAAAGGAGGAAAATGAAGCCATGATTCATCTTGAAGTGGAGGATTATTGCCATGGATGCTCTGACTTCGAGGCGGATGTGAGAAAAGAATCGGTATATTCGTTTGATCGTTGTGTCGGAACGGATACTACAGTTCGCTGTACGCATCGCAACCGCTGCGAAGTGATTTTCCGCCATCTTGAAAAGAAGAAAAATGAAAATTCGGAGGATAAAGAGGGACCTGACACATGAATGAACTCATCTTTGGCCAGACGGTCAAGAAGATATGCGATGACATCAACCGTTCCGATGCAAAGGACTGCAACCTGAAGCGTGAGAACGGCAACATCAACGGCGATACCCCTATGGGGGCGATGCTCCAGCAGGGTGCCAACACCGCCAAGGAATACTACCTGGAAACCATGGTCGATCCGGAGATCGCCAACCTGCACCGCAAGGGCTGGATTCATATTCATGATCTGGACTTTTACGGCTGGACCACCACCTGCACGCAGATCGAGCTGCGGAAGCTGTTCAAAGGTGGCTTCAACACCGGACACGGGCATCTGCGTGAGCCGAAGAGCATCGGCAGTTACGCGGCCCTGGCGGCAATCGCTATCCAGAGCAACCAGAACGACCAGCACGGTGGACAGAGTATTGTGGATTTCGACTATGCTATGGCAGACGGCGTGCGGCTGACATATCAGCGATATTTGCGGGAAGCATTTGAGATCCAGTCCGATCTGCTGAACAATGCGGAGATGAAGTACGACACTGATCTGAGATGGCGCGAAGACTATGCCATGAAGAAGACCGTCCGCGATACCTATCAGGCGATGGAAGGCCTGATCCACAACCTGAACACCATGCACAGCCGGGCCGGGGCGCAGGTGCCGTTCAGCAGCATCAACTACGGCATGGACACCTCCTGGGAAGGACGGCTTGCCATGGAGCAGCTGCTGTTGGCGACCGAGGCGGGGCTTGGCAACGGCGAAACCCCAATCTTCCCGATTCAGATCTTCCGCGTGAAGGAAGGCGTGAACTACAACCCCGAAGATCCGAACTATGACCTGTTCAAGCTGGCAATGCGGGTAAGCGCCAAGCGGCTGTTCCCGAACTTCAGCTTTATCGATGCGCCGTTCAACCTGAAATATTACAAGCCTGGCCATCCCGAAACCGAGGTGGGTTATATGGGCTGCCGGACACGTGTGATGGGCAACGTCTGCGGACCCGAGATCGCTCCCGGACGCGGCAACCTGAGCTTCACATCTATCAACCTCCCCAGACTGGCCCTTGAGTCGGATCACGACACGAGGGTCTTTTTCATTCACCTGAACGGCATTCTGCACAAAGTGATGAAACAGCTTCTCCAGCGCTATCTGGTGCAGGCGGAGCGGACTGTGCGCAACTTTCCCTTCCTGATGGGCGAAGGCGTGTGGATGGACTCGGATAAGCTGGGTCCGGACGACTGCGTGGTGGAGGTGTTGCGGCACGGTACGCTGTCCATCGGATTTATCGGCCTGGCGGAAACCCTCAAGGCGCTGATCGGCAAGCATCATGGCGAGAGCGAGGAAGCCCAGAAGCTGGGTCTGGAGATCGTGCAGTATATTCGCAACTTCTGCGACGAGCAGAGCGAAGATCTGGGCTTGAACGTGACCTGTCTGGCTACGCCCGCTGAGAGCTTGTCGGGACGGTTCGTGCGGATGGATAAGGAATTCTATGGCGAGATCGAGGGCGTTACGGACAAGGACTACTACACCAACAGCTTCCATGTGCCGGTGTACTTCCCCATCTCCGCGGCCCGCAAGATTGAGCTGGAGGCGCCTTATCATGCGCTGACGAACGCCGGTCATATTTCCTACGTGGAAATGGACGGCGATCCCACAAAGAACCTGGAGGCCTTTGAGGCCATTATCCGCCACATGAAGGAATGCGGCATCGGCTATGGCAGCATCAACCATCCGGTGGATCGCGATCCTGTGTGCGGCTATAACGGCATCATTGGCGATGTATGTCCGCACTGCGGAAGACGGCATACCTGGAAGGAAATCGAGAAGATCGCTCGTCCCAAGGGCGATGAGCTGGAAAACGTGAAGGAGGATATTCCGAATGAAAATTGAGGTTAAAGGCGGCGAGATCAGCAGCAAGGAGCTTCTGTGGTATCAGGAGCATGGGCAGGAGAAGTTCGGTACGGCGCTGGACTCGATGGAGATCACGATTCTGGACGATGACACCGCTGAGGTGAAGTACAACCTCGTGGGTCAGCCGTTCGAGCGCATCCGTCGCATCACCGGTTATCTGGTGGGCACGATGGACCGCTGGAACAACGCCAAGCAGGCGGAGGAAAGGGACAGGGTGAAGCACGATGTGTGAACCTGCGATGGAAATCAAACGCGATAAGCGCGGCTTCTATACGCTGTATATCGACGGCGTATTCGAGGGCAACTACGATTCCTACACCGAGGCAGCTCACGCCTATGAGCAGATCGAATGGGGCGAAGCTTTGATTAAGGAATTGGTGAGCGCATGAACATCTGGCAGAAACTGTCTCAGGCGTGTGTAATCGCCCTGATTCTGATCGCCGCTTGGGTGGCGTATCAGATCCATGCTGTTGGCCAAGCCTGGGTTTGGATCATCGCGTACTGGATCGTACTGACGATGAAGAACCTATGCGACTGGCTGGCGATTCGGAAGAAATGATATTCGAGGAGGGTTTGCGGAAATCGCATTCCCTCTTCTTTTTCTGGCGAAAGGAGATAAATATGGATATTCTGATTCACTTTCTGACGACCGTGGCCGGAAGCTTTGTAGGGATCATTCTCGCTTCCTGTGTCGTTGACCGCTTTCATAACTGGCAGAGCAGAAGGAGGCATTAAGCGATGAATTTCAGAGTTTACGGATTCGAGCTGAATTCCTATGTGGACGGACCCGGCGTGCGGATGGCGATATTCTTCCAGGGCTGCCTGCACAAGTGCGATGGCTGTCATAATCCCGGTTCCTGGCCGATGTACGGCGGCGATAAGATCGATACGGACGTGTTCAAGAAGGCGATGGCCGGGGATGCGCTGCTGACTGGTATCACACTGAGCGGCGGTGAGCCGTTCTTACAGCCGGTGGCAGCATTGGAACTGGCCAGGTTCGCTCATTCAAGGAATCTGAACGTATGGTGCTACACAGGCTATACCTTTGAACAGATCATGGAATGGGAGGACAACCGCAAGACTTTGCTCAAAGAGATCGACGTACTGGTGGACGGGCCGTTCGAGAAGGACAAGATGTCGCTGGATATTCCCTGGCGCGGCAGCGGCAATCAGCGGCTGATCGACGTGAAGAAATCTTTGGAGAAAGGCGAGGTGGTTCTGTATGACGGAGCCGACACCCAAGGAAGTCAGATTTGACCTGTACTGCAAGAAATGCGAGCATGAAAAGCTCGACGACGCGGAGGAGCCCTGCAACACCTGCCTGGAGCAGTGTTGGAATGAAGGAACTGACCAGCCGATCAATTATAAGGAGAAAGAAAAATGACGCCGAACAAGTATCAGAAGGAAGCTTTGAGAACCGAAAGCCCGATTCCGTGGATGCGGGCCAATGACAGCACATTCCGCCTGTTGCAGGGTCTGATGGGCCTCAATGGCGAGGCTGGCGAAGCGATCGATATTCTCAAGAAGCATCTGTTCCAGGGCCACGATCTCGACCGGGAGCACCTGGCGAAGGAGCTGGGGGACGTGGCATGGTATCTCGCGGTCAGTGCGGATGCGCTGGGTTATTCGCTGGAGCAGATCCTTCAGATGAATATTGACAAGCTGCGTGCGAGGTATCCGGACGGGTTCGAGGCGGAACGGAGTGTGAACAGAAAGGATGAGGATGTGTGATCGAGCGGTGGGTTGAGGTTCGCGGCCATCCTAACTACGAAGTAAGCAATACTGGGAATGTCAGGAATCGCAAGACCGGACGAATTCTAAAACCTCAACTTAATAAACGTGCTGGATATAATCGCGTTAATCTGGAGGATAAAAAACATTACTACATTCATCGTTTAGTGGCGGACTCGTTTTATGATGGAGATCATAGAAATATGGATGTAAACCATATCGATGGTAATAAATTGAATAACGAGTTGCCTAACCTTGAATGGCTGAGTAGAAAGGACAACATCAACCACGCTTTCATCCATGGGTTGAAATACCCATCAACTCTCAAAGTCGTTCGCTGCAAGTTCTGTAAGCATCGAAATGAATACAGATTTTGCGAAGGGCGGCCGGATGAATTCTACTGTGCTGATGGAGAACGCGAAGAATAGTTGTAGTTTTCTGCCCGGTTTTGTTTGGCCATGCCCACTTTTGTTGCGAATGCCCACCGTTTTTCATGGTGGGCTTTTTGAGGTTCTGCCCAGAAAAAGTGGGCTTTTGCCCGACTTTGGAAGACAAACTTGGCCACGGAAAAAGCCGTGTAAGGACGCCAAATCAATGAAAAAACCCCGAAAAACACCTGTTTTGAGGCCTAAAACAGGCATTTTTCGGGGTGTGGGCACTAATTGTGTGGGCACTTTGCCCATTTGCCCATTTTTATTTTCTAATTCTATAAAAAGTTAAAAAATAAAAGATATATAAGAAATAGAAAAGAAAAGTGGGTTTTTGGCCAGAGCTATTTTCTGCCCACTAATAATGGGTGTGGGCATTTAAGAGAGGAGGAATGCGATAAGACCAACTTTATATTTTCAAAACCTCCCTAACCAAGGTTCGCTGTGATATAATGAACTTAGCTGAACTTTGGATTGGAGGCGGTCGGATGCGGAAAGACCGAGATGAATACAATGACCTTTACAAGTTGGATATGACGGACGAGTGGATGAACACCGCTTATGACGAAAACGGTGAAGCGGTAGCCTGCGATATTTGCGGAGCGGATATGAAGTGGGATCAGACACAGCGCGAATGGTATTGCCCTGAATGCGGACAGACCATGACCCGCGCTTTATATTTCAATCACATTGGAGCCGAGCCTCCTGGATTTGAATGTCTGACCAACTGCTGTGAGAACTATCCCTTCTGCAAGAAATACTGTGAGCGCTACCCCATCGACCCGAACGATCCTATGCTGACATAATGATATTCTCCAAGTTTCAAGAGCCTGTGTGCGAAACACGGGCTTTTTCTTTTCCCGCGTAAAAAACATGCCCTTTTATGAAGAGAGAAGACAATACGCGCCTTCTCTCTTACTTCTGCCATGAGGAGGGCTTATGAAAGGACGAAAGCTGGAGCGCAATTTTCAGGCGTCTCTGATTCGGGAATTGAAAAAGCGGTTCAGCGGCTGCATCGTCACCAAGCTGGACTCATCGCACATTCAGGGCATTCCTGATCTTTTGATTCTCTGGGGAAAACATTGGGCCACGTTGGAATGCAAGAAAAGCGCCAGAGCGCACCGGCAGCCCAACCAGGAGCATTATGTCAATCTGATGAACGACATGTCCTTCTCAAGATTTATATTTCCGGAGAACAAGGAGGAAGTCCTGCATGAATTGGAACAGGCATTCGGAGTTGGAGGGTAGTCATGCCTTCCTCTCTGCCAGTAAATACCATTGGATCAATTACGACGCGGACAAGCTGGCTGACAGTTACAACAGCTTTATGGCAACCCAGAAGGGCACTGAGCTTCATGAGTTTGCCAGCAGGTGCATTGTGCTTGGCCAGAAGCTCCCCGGACAGAAAAAGACACTGAACATGTTTGTGAATGACGCCATCGGCTATAAGATGCAGAGCGAGCAAGTTCTCTATTATTCGGAGAACTGTTACGGCACCGCTGATGCGATCTCGTTCCGCAAGAACATGCTTCGGATTCATGATCTCAAGACCGGCAAGGTGCCGGCGCACATGGAGCAGCTGATGGTATATGCTGCTCTTTTCTGTTTGGAATACCGGATGAAGCCCGGCGACATTCAGATGGAGCTGAGGCTTTACCAAAACGACGAGGTTATATTTCATAACCCAGAGTCCGACGAGATCGCCCCGATCATTGACAAGATCATCACCTTTGACAAAATCATCAAACGCATTAAGGAAGGAGAGAACTGACCATGAACAGGATCGCACAGCAGATGCGGGATATTCTGGAAGGTCGGACTCGGCTTTCCGAAAATGGCGAGTTGATGCACTACGGCAAGTCCAAGATGGATGGCGCTCCGGGCCGCGGTTCCGGCCGATATCCGCTTGGCAGCGGTGAAGATCCGAACCAGCATCGAGGTGATTTGATCTCCCGCGTGCAGGAGCTTCGGCGAAAGGGCATGAGCGAAAAAGACATTGCCGAGGCGGTTGGATATTCTTCCACCACTCAGCTGCGAACTGCTTATTCCAACGCTGTCAACGAACGTCGTGCTACGCAGATTTCTTCCGCTCGTGCTATGCTGGCGGATGGAAAGACGCAAGCTCAGGTCGCCAGAGAGCTTGGAATCAACGAGTCCACGCTTCGTTCGCTGCTTAACGAGCGTTCCGAGGCCCGTACCAATGCGGCCAAGGAGACGGCTGACTTTCTGAGAGCGCAGATTGAATCCAAGGGAATGATTGATGTTGGCACTGGCGTTGAGCTGGAGCTTGGCGTGAGCCGCGAGAAGCTGAATCAGGCTCTTGCGACGCTGGAAGCTGAAGGCTATGTGGTCTATGGCGGCGGTGTTCCGCAGGTGACCAATCCTGGCAAACAGACCAATATCAAGGTTATTTGCCCGCCCGGTACCGAGCATAAAGAGATTTATGACTTCGAGAACGTGCACACAGTCACTGACTACAAGATGCGCGTTGATGAAGATGGCACTGAGCACTTCGAGAAGGGCTTTGAGTATCCCGCTTCCATGGATTCCAGCCGAATGATGGTGCGCTTCCGCGATGATGTGGCTCCTGATGGCCACACAGGTGTCGAGAAGGACGGTACTGTTGAGATTCGGCGCGGTGTGGACGATCTGAGCCTGGGCGACAGCCACTATGCGCAGGTCCGTATTCTGGTGGACGGAGATAAGTACATCAAGGGAATGGCGTTCTATTCTGATGACATGCCTGATGGTGTGGATGTGATCTTCAATACCAATAAGACGCCCGATCAGGCGGACAAGGTGCTGAAATCCATCAAGAATGATCCTGACAATCCTTTTGGCGCTTTGCTGCGCGAAGAGGGTGGCCAGTATCATTATACTGATCCTGAAACCGGTGAGCGCAAGCTGGGTCTGATCAATAAGACCAGAACTGAAGGTGATTGGGGTGATTGGGCGGATGCGCTGCCCTCTCAGTTCCTGTCCAAGCAGTCCATGCAGCTCATTCAGAAACAGCTTGGCATGTCCATCGCGGACAAGCAGGCCGAGTTTGATGAGATCATGGCGCTGACCAACCCCACAGTTAAGAAGCAGCTGCTTGAGACCTTTGCCAATGACTGCGATTCGGCAGCTGTTCATTTGCAAGCCGCTGCTCTGCCCAGGCAGCAGTATCAGGTGATCCTGCCTATCGCTACAATGAAGGATAATGAAGTCTACGCCCCCAACTATCACGATGGTGAGACGGTGGCGCTGATCCGGTATCCGCATGGCGGCACCTTTGAGATCCCGATCCTGACCGTGAACAACAAGCAGCCGGACGGTATTCGGATTCTCGGCAACACTCCTGCCGATGCTATTGGCATCAACAGCAAGGTCGCGGAGCGTCTGTCCGGGGCTGACTTCGATGGTGATACCGTCATGGTCATTCCCTGCAACAGCCCGAGGAGCAATGTGAAGATCACCTCAACGCCGCCGCTCAAGGGACTGGAAGGCTTTGACCCCAAGATGGAGTATGGCTATAGCAGGACCGAAACTGACGCCAATGGCGACAAGCACTACTTCCGTGACGGCCATGAGTTCAAGGTGATGAGCAACACCCAGATGGAGATGGGCAAGGTATCCAATCTGATTACTGACATGACACTGAAAGGCGCCAGTCAGGATGAGTTGGCCCGTGCTGTCCGTCATTCCATGGTTGTTATCGATGCCGAGAAGCACAAGCTGGACTGGAAGCAGAGCGAGCAGGACAATGGCATCGCCGCCCTGAGAAAGAAGTATCAGGAGCATGCGGATGAAGATGGCGACCTGCACTATGGCGCGAGTACTCTAATCTCCAGGGCCAAATCCCCGGTGCCTGTACTCAAGCGCAAGGGTTCTCCGAAGATCAACCCGGAGACCGGCGAGCTGGAGTATAAGACCGTAGAGGAGACCTATACGGATAAGAGGGGTAAGACCAAAGTTCGCACCCAGGATTCAACGCAGATGGCGGAAGCGAAGGACGCACGCAAGCTTTCTTCCGGTACCCCCCAGGAAGAGGCTTATGCGGACTACGCCAACAGAATGAAAGCCATGGCCAACGCTGCGCGAAAAGAGATTCTTCGTACTGGCAAGATCGAGTATAGCAGTACCGCCAAGGAGGCTTACCGGGAGGAGGTAGGAGACTTGGAGCGCCAGCTGAAGAAAGCTTTGATGAACGCGCCGCGTGAACGCCAGGCTCAGCTCGCCGCTAACAGCGAAGTAAAGGCCATGAAGAAGGCCAACCCTGACATGACTGGCAAAGAGGTCAAGAAGAAAGGACAGCAAGCGCTCAGCAGAAACCGTATCAAATATGGTGCACAGCGTTATGCGATCAACATTTCACCGCGTCAGTGGCAGGCAATTCAGTCTGGCGCTGTAAGTGAGAACTTGCTGACCAAGATTCTTCGCTTTGCAGATCAAGATCAGGTCAGATCCTATGCAACTCCTCGCGCAACAACTTCCCTGTCTACAGGAAAACAGGCGAGAATCCGAGCAATGCGCAATTCTGGTTATACAACCAGTCAGATTGCAGCTGCGCTTGGCATTTCTACTTCGACTGTTACTAAATACATGAAAGGAGAGTGAACGGAATGAACGTGAATGGAAACGCTGCGCTCACGACTTTCGACAATCCGTACAATCCGTTCACTCAATTCCAGAAATGGTTCCTGTTTGACACGGAAAAAGGACACAATTCATGCGCATACCTGGCTCGGATCGCACGAACAAGCGATGAGTTCACTGAAGAAGAAAATGAAAAAGAGATTGAACGTGCGATCGACGAGATTATTCAGTATGACTTCATGAACAAATATAAGAAAATATACAAAAATATCAAGAAATAAGGCATATTATATCCAAAAACCATAGGGAGGGGGTCGCCAAAAACACACCCCCTCCCTACAT